ACATTTAATAGACAGCAACTTGAGCAGCACATTGAGCGAACAAAGGAAAATTTAAAACGTGTCTAATTATTTTAAACTCTCGGATAAACGAACAATTTATTGCGACGTGGACGACACCCTAATCATGTGGGGAGCTGATATTCATGATCCAACTTCTAAAGTTCTAACTTTGGAAAGTGGAAATATTGTTGTCCGCTTGCATCGACCTCATATTCAACTTGTAAAAGATTTACATGCTATAGGTTGGAATGTTGTGGTTTGGTCTGCTGGAGGTAGCGATCATGCTGAGAATGTCGTTAAACAAATTGGCCTAGCCGATTATGTCCACGTCATAGCTTCTAAGCCAGAATCTTATATAGACGATATGCCATTTGAAGAACAATACATAAAAAGGATTTACAAAAGTGAAAACTGAATCAATTTCCGAGTGGTTGAAACGTGGAAATAAAATCAAGAAATTAACAACTCAAGCGCCAGAAAAACAAATAACAGCAGACTGTTTAGAGAAAGCTCAACCTTCTTTTTTTGAAGATGATGCTACTTTGGATCAGGTTGATTCGGAGCTAAATAATGAAGCTGACAACGGCAACGTACATGCGTTTTTCCAACGACAGGCTTCCAAGCGTTCTTCGGTAAACCATCGTTAGATCCATTCGCAATTAATTCTGACAATGGATATACTTTTGGTGAACCGTCTTTATTGGTATAAAATTTTGAACACCATCCGCATAATTTGCCATCGTTTATAACACGTTTATAGGCTCGCAAGTTTTTTGCTGAAGTTTGATTTACTAGCACACTGGTAAGTGCCTCATCTACCGCAGCATTATTGACTAAATTTGTTAAGGCACTAGTGGCCCCTTTTGTAAAGGCGTCTTCGAGTTTAGTGGAAATTAACGCCAGACTTGCTAATAGAGCACTAACTAACTCTATTTTTTTGGCTTGCTTTTCCTGTATTGAGAGAGACTGTGTTAATTCACTAGCTCGAGCATCAGCATTTGATTTTAGAATGGCTTGTCGAATTTTCTTTTTATATTCTTCACGAGCACTTTCAATAGCGTCGTACATTTCTCTTTTTGCATGCTCTAAAGAATAGGCCTGAGCATCAGTTAAAGGCAAGACCCCAGCTAAGCCAGCATAAGCTATCAAATCTCGAAGTTTCACAGGACGTTGACTTGCTTCGTTTCCTCGTTGAAAAGCTATCTGATATAAAGATTCTATCAATGGTCTATTGATTTGGACAAGACCTAGTACAGCCGCTTTACGCTTATCATCTTCTGAAAGCGCCGCAAAACCAATCATACTTATCAAAAATGACAAGTAAGCTTGATCTACTGCTTCATTAATTCTGTCCTGGGTTCTTTGTTCTAGTAGCATCTTCGACTATGTCCTTTATCGTTAAATGCAAATCTGTAGTTAAAGAATTAAATAGTTTGCAAATATGATCATGGGCTTCGTTTATAGCGTCATCGGAGTAACGCTCTCCATGTTCGCATTCAGTTTTAGCTGCGAGTGCCTTTGCCAGGAACTCGTCAGCAGCCTCAACTGTTTCACCTTTTTCTAACTCAACTTTAATCTTCATCGGAGAAATACTCAATAGACTTTTTAGTGTCTTCAGATTTCTTCTTAGGTTTTGATTCTGGTTTTCCAATCTCAGAAGCTAGGCTTTCTAAATCAGAATTGAATTCTTCTTCAATTTTCTGAGCCTCTTCGCTGTGTTGAGCTTGTTGATCATAGTTAGGAGGGCCATTTGTTCCATCTCCATTCTCTCCTGCACCTGTTTCATCAACAGGCTGTTGATCTTGCTGTTGCGCAGCTTGATCTTGTTGCATTTTTTGTGCAAGATACTGAGAGTAGATAGCATTAAGAACTATGTCACCATCCTCAAGCGGGGCTTTACCCATCTCGATTCTAGCCTCATTAATGGTTTTCCAAACGCTAGTTTCTTTTTGTAAACGGTCAATTTCTTGTTGTCTTGTTTCAGCATCAAGACCAACAAACTCGAAACGATACTTTTTCGCATATTCTGGATTCCATCGAGGAAGAATGTTGTTATTGATTAAATTTTGAACGTAGTCAAGTAAAGGTTTTAATCCTTTATCACGAGAAGACTTAATTCGAGTTTCGTTTGATGACTCATTAAGTGTGGAGGTGTTCACTTTAGAAATGTCAAAATTGATTTCTGCTGGGTCGATCTGATAAACGGCACAGCAAATACGAATCAAATAATTCATCCACTGTTCAAATTCCATTTCACGATTTGATTGTGCAAGTGGAACCCATTTTACTTCATCTGCCATACCAATAATAGGCGGTCTGAATGAGTTACGAGTGTTAGAAATTTGATTAAACCATTGACGTTTGAAGGCTTCTAATTGCGCACGAGAAATATTTTCCCCTTTTATGTGCAATAAACCTTTAGTACCAATACCTTGCACAAAGAAATTACGATTGTGCGCTTCGGCATATAAGTGTGCAGTGATAATTTGAATGAGCATTTCAAGTTCGCCCATTGCGTATCCATTATCTTCTGGATCTATAGTTGGATTTGCTGGTTCAAATACAAACCAATCTTCTGACCAAGCAGCTTGAACCGCTCCTCGAACAACTTGCACATATTTATAAGGTTTGTTAGTTTTTCTGGCAATGTCTTCCTCTGTCAAACCTCTTAATTTCATGTTTTCTACCATGAGTTTTTGCAGTTGTTCTGCTGATCTTCGAGTGGCAAATTTAATAGTACCAGCCGATACAGGATAAAAATGATGGGCACGTTCTTGATTACGTTGTGGTATCAATTCAACCGCAGCGTAGTTATAAGTCAAACGGTCTCGAACTGCAATCTTTACAAATTTGTCAAAATCGACACGCTTGTGAGTCGTATCTGACTCATCAGTGTCCATTCCACAGTGAAGGATAAAGTCTTCGATTTCCTTCATTTCTTTGAGTTGTTGTTTTTTCAGTTTTACTCGAGCTTCTTCAAATTCATACTGCTTTTGAGCGTATTCTTCTGGAGAAAGATTTGGATCGGATAATTCAAGTTTCTGATCTTCTGTTAAGTCTGCGCTCTCTTCTGGTACGATCAACCATCCTGGTACATATCTAGAGCGTTGTTTTTTAGTAAATGCCGAGGTTTGAGCAATACGAGTTTGATGAATTGCGATAACTACGGAGTCTCGTCGAGCCATGCTCTTAAGCACAGGATTGCCGACCATACCGACTTTTTCTTTCCATCCATATTGTTCGTTGCCAGCATAATCTAGCTCACTAATAGACAATTTATCACCACGAGAATCGGCTTCTGCCGGAGTCTCATTGATTGTTGAACGGCTCTTTGTAATATAGGAATCTAGTGTTACATCAACAGCTTCTCTTACTTTTCCAAGGAAGCTCTTATTTTGTTCTGCCATTCTTTACCTCTTTATTAATCTCTTTTTTAGCGTTCTGTCTTGCAGAATGTTTGATTTTCTTTAGAATTTTGCCTTTTGGCTTAAAATCACTAGTCATCCACTCAGCTTGAAATTTTCTAAATGCGTGCAAGTCTTTCTTCATCTATTGCCTTTTCTTATATTATCAGTAGCCCACAAAGGTTGCAAGTTTGTATAATGACACGCCTTTGCTATTTGTACAGGATCGTTCAAATCAAACTTAGACAAGGGCATAATATGATCTATATGCCAACCATGCACACCGTAGTTATCCCAAGTCATGCCTACTGCAAACCTAGTCTCTAAGTATTTTACTAGGAATTCAATCGAACAACCTAGGTTTTTTACCGCCGAACCTTTCTTGTAATTACCTTTCAAGGCTTTATGAAATCTGTCTCTAATTTTATGGCGAACTTTAAACACAAGATCAGTTTCTAACTTAGTTTTTACATATTCTGACGCATACTTGACTCTTTTAGTATGGTTTCTAATATAAGAGTCTTGATTTTGCTTGTTATATCTTAATGGGTCTGTTTTGTATGCCGCTTTTCGTCGCTTACTTATACTATCTTGGTTCTGTTTTCGATAGAGCTTTAGTACACTTCTAAAACAGGATTTGCATCGAGATTGCCTTCTAGTACCTGTCTTTTTTGAAAATTCTTCTAGAGGCTTAGTTTCTGCGCATAAAGAACAGACTTTCATTAAAATACCCACCACATGTTGCCGCCACCGCC